CGGCCCCCAACCTGGCTTCCCTGCTCCGACAATTGCCACGCTGCCAGAACAGCGCTGGGCTAAATACCGCACGTGCGCCATGACTGCTGCTGGAGCGAAGCCCACTACCCTCAAGGCCTATTACTCTGTCAACAAGGTTCAAGGTCCCGACATGATCGTCAAGAACGATAACAACTACACGGGTAATTTGTCCGCTGCAACTCCCTATTGGTCCTCTACCGGTGACTACCCCGATCAGCCCGATTTCACCCCGTGGCTCCAATTTGGCCTCATGACCCTGTCCGGGCAACAAGCCACATCTCCCGTCATCGGAGTTCTCAAGGTCCAAGCCACTGTGTACGCCGAATTCTTTGGAAAGCGAGTACAAACTCAATAAAGCATTGTGCTATGTTTATTATACTCCTCTTGCATGTCCTCTATGTACTCGAACACCGTTCTCCTCTCTCGGAATGTATCACCATAGGCGTTCTTTTTCACACGCTTATGTCTAGTAGGATGTAGGTAGACGCCATAGTCTAGCCACAGTAGCAATTGCCATTTCCACGCTTTGGCCAAAGTGCGCATCACTTCCGTGGGCGCTGTACGGCCATACCGCAGGATCTTACGGAATCTATCTATGTTAGCTGCCCTATCAGAAGCAGCCAGCCTCTGATAAGTATACAGAGACCGCTCCCAGCCTCCCTTTTCGTGTCGAGAGTCCATAACCAACTGAAGTCAGATGCATACCAAATCCGGAGGGCGAAGCCCGACACGCCCAACTCGTGGATCCGTGGTCTGGCCCATTATTACCCAGACCACCTCTGGATCCACATGCCCCCTGTACAACGACCCCCTCTAGCCCGTCACTGGTGTTTCACCCTAAACAATCCCACTATCGACGAGGAAGAGATTATAGAGCGTTTGGAACAACTCGGTTTCATCTATACCGTGTTCCAGCTCGAAGTAGGAGAGCAAGGCACTCCCCATTACCAAGGCTACGTCATCTGGAAGGAAAAACAACGACTTACTGCCGTGACGCCACTCTTTGCCGCACACTGGTCCATTGCCCGCGGAACTCCGGAACAAAACAAAGCCTACTGTACCAAGCCCGAATCCCGCCTCGGTGATTTCTGCGAATCTGGCCTCTTCCCGGAAACACAACCTGGAAAGCGAACCGACCTCGACAAACTTCATTCCCGTCTCAAGGAGAATGAGCGCCTCTCCCTACAGAGCTACGCAACCGAGTTCTTCTCACTCTTCGCAAGATATCCTGACCTCTCGGAACGATACTACGATGCTACCCTCCCGCCCCGTGACCCAGAAACACCCTTCCGTACCTGGCTCCTCATCGGCCCTCCCGGCACTGGTAAGAGCCGCCTCTCGCTACACCTCGCAAAGCTTTGCGGAGGAGGAGAGCCTTTCCGACACTCAAACATCAAGTGGTTCGATGGATATCGAGGAGAGCGAACCGTCATCTTCGACGATTTTTGCGGATCTTCTCTCTCTTTCTCAATTTTTAAACGAGTCCTTGACCGATACCCCTTTCGAGTGGAACTCAAGGGGACTACACGTGAAATGGTCGCCACCAACTTCATCATCACTACTAACCAAGAGCCAAGCAGCTGGTGGAAAGAAGAAGTAACTGGTTCCGACAAGTCCGCCATTTTTCGCCGAATTGGCAAGGTCCTCTGGTTCCGAGGCCTACACAAATTCTCATTCTACCCTGACTACGCCACATACGCACGCACTGTCTTAACCCCGAGACGCGATGGCGAGGGTGAAGTGGAGACCCCGATTCAAGAAGTACACTACGAAGCGCAAGCGCTACTACCGCCCGAAGTGGAAGAAGAAGTACTCCAATAAACGCAAAACCGGTATGCAACGTGTAAAAACTGTCCGCTGGCCTCGCCGTAACATTGGCGGAGATCGTGCTTATGCCAAACTAGCGTATAGCGTTGGGCAACAATTTGACATTGCCGCGCAAGACACAGCTGTCTACCAGAATGTCGCCATGACCATAGGTTCGTCCGTCATTGACTCCAATCTTTTTGGTTGCTCCATTAATGGAGTTTTCGGTTCTACTCCTAATCTTTCGACTCTTGCACAGCAATACCTCAAGTACCGCATCAAGGGAATCTCCCTCAAGCTCACCTATTGGCAGGAAAGCGGTTCTCCTGTGTGCCTTTTCACAAACGCCCAATCTAGCGGTCGCGCCCTGCAACCTACGGACCTCGGCCCCCAACCTGGCTTCCCTGCTCCGACAATTGCCACGCTGCCAGAACAGCGCTGGGCTAAATACCGCACGTGCGCCATGACTGCTGCTGGAGCGAAGCCCACTACCCTCAAGGCCTAT